AATTCCAGTAGATCTGCATCAAGATTGATAGTAACGGCTGCAGCAGCACCAGTGGTGCCAATGTTAGTACCACCAGTCACTGTTAATGCATTAACAGCAGGCGTAGCAGTACCTGAATCTGTTGGGAATGAGAGTGGAACCGTAGCCGCACTAGAAATCGTAATCGATCCACCAGCGTTTGCAACACCAATACCCGTTCCAGGAGTTAACGTTGCAAGCACATAATTATTACCAACTGTGTTACCTATGAGTAACTGGCCATCTGTAGGCAGAGTACTTAACGCTGTACCACCATCAGCTATTGCAATATCAGTACCACTCGCACGATAAATATAGCTTGAGTTAATCGTTACATCAGTA